CAAGACCAAAAGCGGCGAGCCTCTTCCAAGTAATTTGCTAAAATACGTTAAGGGCAAGAACGAAGAGGAAATCCTAAAGAACATCGAGTCAATAGCCGCCGATTTTGGCCTAAAGCTAAAAAAGAACCTCGGCAATCCTATCCCGCCTGGCAGCAACGATCCCCAAAACAAGCACGGATTCATCAACGCTCAGATTTTGGGCGCAGCGGGCAGGGCTGGCCGATAACATGAGGTAATTCCAAATGACTGATTACATTAACAACACTGACTATAACAATATAGTCACTAGATCGGGTGTATCTAACCTGATCCCGACCGAATATTCCAAGGAGATCATCCAGAACGCGGTAGAGGGCTCCTTCTGCCTGCCGAAAATGACCAGGCTCAACGATATGCCCACCAAGGTCAGACAGCTCCCTGTGATGAGCCTGTATCCGACTGCTTACTTCCTCGCGGCGGAGGCGGGGCAGACGGCAACTGATCAGAGCTACGTGGACGGCCTGAAGAAGACCACTAAGCAGAATTGGACATATGCGACCATCACGGCAGAAGAGCTTGCTACCATTGTCCCAATTCCCGCCGCTGTCATCGACGACGCCGCCTCTGGGGGATACGACATTTGGGGCGAAGTGGCCCCCAGGCTATCTGAGGCAATCGCCAAGACCATTGATGCCGCTATTATTCACGGCACAAACAAGCCTTCTTCATGGCCAGATGGCATAGTCACCGGTGCGGGCTCTGCCTCTCAGACTATCGACAAGTCCGATTCAGTTGGCTCCGGCCTGACCTTTGCGGATCTGGCAGATGCGATTCTCGGAGAAGGTGGCCTGTATGCTCTGGTAGAGGCCGATGGCTACGATGTTAACGGTATTATCGGGGCACTCAGCCAAAAGGCCGCTCTCCGTGGCCTCCGAGATTCTACGGGGCAGTTCTTGCTTCAGCCCGATATGACCAGCCCAACCAAGTACTCCCTCGCAGGCGTACCTGTCAGCTTCCCCAAGAACGGCGCACTGGATGCAACCGCCGCGCTGCTCATCGCAGGTGATTGGTCCAAGGCCGTCTACTCCTGGCGGCAGGACATCGAGTTTAAGATATTCGATAGTGGCGTGATCACCAACGACTCTGGTAATGTGATCTTTAACCTCATGCAACAGGACATGCTCGCTATGAGGGTTACTTGCCGTCTGGGCTGGCAGCTGCCCAATCCTGAGAACCAGGTACAGACCACCGATGCAAGCAGATATCCCTTCTCCGTGCTGGTGCCCTAGGGAATGCTTCGGCATTCTCATTTTAGGAGATTACTCATGAAAAAGATAATCGCTATTCTGATGCTTCTGATGCTGGTTGGGGCCACTTCTGCCGCGTGGTATCCCCAGAAGGTCAATGTGCCAGTCACCAACTACGATAACATCACGTTGGTAGACGACAAGTACATGTTTTTTGGGACCGGCGCGGATGCCGCAATAAGCTACGATTCTTCGGAAGATAAGTTCTACATCAACAACACACCCGTCTATCTGGAAGAAGCGGTAACATTGGGCGCGGGATTCACCGGCGGGGCAATATCAGCCACTTCAGTAACCGCTACCGGAACAATTCGGGGAGAACAGCTTACCAGCACGGACGACGCTCTGATATATGGCACTCTCACGGCAAATGATGTTGTGAGCAACACAACCGTCGCTGCATCTGATATCACAGCTTCCGATGATGCGATCATAACCGATGATCTGGTTGTGGATGGCGCGGCTCGGATTGATGAGGCAAGTACCATAGCAAGCCTGACAATCAATTCCACGCTCGATACTAATGGGGATGCCACATTTGAAAATGTGAGCCTGACCCAAAACAAGAAGCTCATATTTAACACCGCGGGAACCGGCTATATCCAGTGGCTTACATCCGGCAATTACATGACCATCAAGGGCAATCCGCAATTCGATGACGGATACACTTGGTCGGGCACGGCTTCCCCTTCAAGCGGCTCTGATCTGACTGCTATTGGCGGTGCATCGGATATAGATTATAGCCTGTCGTCTGGTATACTCACGACTCCGACTGGCGCAAATACCCTGTCCGGTGATACCACAATAAGCGGCGCTAAGACATTCACGTCTGGTACTGGCGCGGTCACGCTCAAGGGATCTACGTCTATTGATGCAGGCAAGACGTTCACGGTTGGAGAGACCGAACACAGGACTAACACATCCGCAACCAACATCACGATCACCGATACTGATCCTGATTTTTGGTTCTGTGGCAATTCGACTGAGCCGGGCAATCAGACCTACACGCTGCCTACCGCTGCCGATAACATTGGCCGGATTATCACTTTCCTGGTGACCACCGACCCAGGCGCTAACTATGTTAGAGTCGATGGTGAGGGCGCGGAAACCGTAGATGGCACGGCAATTCAGGCAACAACTGATGCGGTTGGCACGGAATTGCAAGTCGTCTGCGACGGTACATCATGGTATGAACTGAATAGCATAGGAACATGGGGCGGCCACGCATAGGCCCGCCTACATTTTTATGAACTGGCAATTAATAGCTAAACTGAAGATCCTTAAGGATCGAGCAGCAGGATGGGCGGCTCTTTTCAATCTGGTTATGGTTGCCTATCTGTTTGCAAAAGATAATCCTCATGGACTGCTAATTATCTTGATTGGATCTATAATAATTATTGCGCTCGCTGCAATCGATTATCTTTACATCCTGCCAAAAGAGCAAGAACTGATCTGGCAGAAAAATCCAGAATGGATGAAACGATGAATATCCCGATCTATGCCCGGATTCGCCAATGGCTGCATTGGTCTAAGATCGATTGCCAGGACCGGCGACATATATGGTCTCCTGGCGTTTATATCCAAGATACACCACATATCCACATTGGGCGGGGTTGTTACATTGCCCCAAACGTGGGTATAATAGCCATAAATCACGACCCCGCGAACCCGTCTAACCATTTGCTGCCTGAAGATGTCTACATAGGCAGTGACTGCTGGATAGGCATGAATGCGGTGATCCTGCCGGGTGTGATCCTGGGAGATCATACCACTGTTGGCGCCGGTTCTGTTGTGACTCATAGCTTTCCCGATGAGCATTGCGTGATTGCAGGAAATCCGGCTAAGAAAATATAATAACATGGAAATAATTACTAAGCGCCCAATGGTCTTGGGCACGGTTCGCCTCGATGTCGGAACACCACTCACTGTTCCCGATTCGATTGGCAATATAATGATAGAAAGATCATTAGCAGACGCGGCGAAGTCCGCAAAGAAGCGAAAGAAGGAATGAAATGACTGAAACCGCCGTAAGTGATAGCTACATTACCACGATAGAGGATTTTGAGACACGCCTTACCTCCGATCCTCGCGCCGCTGCAATCGCTTTACTTGCGGCGGATAGCACAACCCAAACATGGTACTTGCAGAAGGCGACGGGCCTGATTGATGCCATGCCCCTGAAAGGCAGCACTTACAATTACATCGACAAGACATCGCCCTCAACTGATGAGCAAGCCCTAATGTTTCCAAGGGCGATTAACGGCTACGCCTATGACTGGGATGATTCGACAAGCACCGCCATAGTTCCTGAAGATGTCAAAAAGGCATGTCTGGAAGAAGCCATTGCTCTCTATGACTTCTATGTGTCCTCTCCTGGCGACCAGAAACGGCGCAAATTGCAGAATCAGGGAGTCAAGAGCTTTTCTATAGGCAAACTCTCTGAGAGCTATGGGAATGTTAGCACATCGGCCAAATGGAAGGGCCTGCATAGTCAGGAAGCATATGATTTCATGAAGCAATATGTGGCTGGCGCGGTTAGGCCGATACCATGATTGGGGATTATTTGGCCGCCGGAGCCTACAAGGTAGCTAAGGCCGCTGTCTCTCTTTTCGACGGCACCTTAACCGCTTCTCCGACCATCGGATCATGGCCGTCTGGCATCACTGGAAGATGCAAGGTAACTCTTTCCTCTGTAACAAGTCATACCGATTGTGCCGGAACAGTAACAATAGGCAGCGAGACGCTTACATTCACTCAGGCGGGAACGAAGCTCACCACCACGAGCTTGACCGCCAAACCCATCGTCTCCTCATCCGGCCTAGATTGCCATTGCCACATCACAGTTATCGATACCGGCGGGGCAGATGTGGTGGCAGAAACTTTGACTGCAATTAATACCAGAATCGAGTCCTACCAGAGCGGCTTTTATAATTCTCAGGGAATTTGGACAAAGACCGACAGCCTCATCCTGAGCGACACATCGCTATCTATTGGCGATATTGTTCGCAAAGGGGCTCAGAATCACATCATCAAGAAGGCGGATGATAACCCCGATCTGGGGCAAGAATCCGACTTTTACACTTATTTGGCATAGATTACCGGCTGAAATAGCAGCGGAGATGGACACATGGTAAGCGAGAAGATTTTTGGCAATTCGATAGGGGCATTTGTATCCTATGGCAAGAATGGGACTACATTGGTCCCTCTGAAAGTTAATGCAGACGGTGAACTGGTCGTAAATCTGGAAGCGGCTACTGTAAATATTGGTGATGTCGATGTCCTGTCATCTGCATTGCCAACTGGCGCAGCCACATCCGCCAAGCAAGATACGCAGATCACGGCAGAGCAAGCAATCCTGGCTAAGATCATAGCCGCGCCTGCCACGGAGGCAAACCAGGCCCTCATCAAGGCCGCCGTGGAGGCCGTCACCGCGAAGCTATCTAGTGATCCGGCTACTCAGACAACACTCGCACACATCAAGACGGCTGTGGAGGGAGCAACCCCGGCAGGCTCTGCGATAATTGGCAAGGTCGGTATCGATCAAACCACCCCAGGCACCACAAACAAGGTAGACGCGGGCTACACGGTAGTCCGATCTGACACATTGTTCACAGGCATGGCCGCGACCAGCCAATACGACGCAGTGGGCGCATTGGTCGAGATTCCCAACTGGGCGCGGGTGGCAGGAGGCAGCGCAACCATCCGAGAAATGCGCATATCGGTAAACAACAATGCCATAGCGCCGCAGTTTGAGGTGCATTTCTTCAGGAACTCGGATGCAACAGTAGCCGCCGATAATGTGACCTGGACGGAGCTTGCCGCCGAATATGCTAAGCGGGCGGGCTATATCCTGATGCCTGCCTGCGCCAAAGCAGGCGGGTCCGGCACCATTGATATGGTCAGATCGCAGCATGACGATTATGGGCAATCATTGTCTAAGGAAATTACTTGCGCGGCGGGCGCTACAAGCATTTGGGTCAAGCTCAAGCTGCTAAACTCTGGAATATCGTTCGCGGCCACGCCTGGAAATCAGATAGTCCTCTCGATGGTCAGAGAGCAGAGCTAAATATGTCAATCAGAAGCAGGCGACGCGGGAAGAATCCCGACGCCAACAAGCTGATCATCTACCACAATCCTACCGGGGCGGCCACGTTCGATCCCCAGATAACTACATCGGTATCTACCACGGTTATCTGGCAGACAGAAGCCGGTGTCACCATCACCACCGGCACGACGCATGATCTCAGCTATACACCCACCGCCGGACCTAAGAAATGCACGATCACGGTGCGGGGTGGATTGGGATTGGTAACGGAAGTTAATTGTAGAGAGGATGCTCTACTAACATTTAAAAATCTTAAGAAATGTTCCGCACTCGCGTCATTAATTGCATACACAAATACACTTTTTCAGCTTGACGGACCGTTTCCGAAAATGACGAGCATTGCGGCATCATTACTCCCGAATTCAGTTCCTATATCGTGGTTTCCGTCTGCAAACACGCTCGACCTAGCGACAAGTTGTTTTGGGAATGTAGCTGATATCAATAGAAATCTAGACAATTATATAAATATGACAGGAAATGCGTATGTCATTGGTAGTATATCGAATCTTCCGGTAGGTACAAAAATTGCATATTTATATAGTTGTACCGGCATCACCCCCGCCTCCATCGCCCATCTCATCGCCATTCGCGACCTTCGTATCTATTCGATGGGATGGACCGCTCAGCAAAACACCGATGTTCTGTTATCAGCATGGGCAGCCCGCGCCAACTACACCTATGCAAGCAATATCGCACTGCGAATATCGGCGCCAACGGGAACAGTTGGCACGGAACCGCCCGCTGCGGGCGTCAGTAATGATGATTGGTCTTGGAATGCCGAAACAAGCCGCCACGATCCATTGACAGGGTATGCGGCCATTGGCGATCTTCAGACAGATTTCTATTCAGAGGGCTTTAAGCCCTGGGTTGTGACTATCGTATGATGAAAATATTAATTGCTTTATGCGTATTAGGAGCTATGATCATGCCATCTATGGCACTGTCGACACAAGTAGGACCGTTTGAGAACAATACCGACTGGATCAAGCTGCGTACCAGCACCGGAATGCTTTCTTGCATCCATCTCCCGGCCAATGCTTACACGTTTGTCAATGAGAATTATTTCATCCTGTGGAGCCTGGAAGAATGGAATGGTGCCGTTGCTGCATCCGGTCTCAACGAGACCGAGTTCATGGCTAACATCTGGCGGGCTCCCGGCAAGATAGGCGTGGCCTTCGATGCCAGATGCGATTACTGCAAGGCCGGTGAGCCGGTTCCGCCTGAGATATATTGATGATCCTGTCTTGGATAAAATCTCTTTTTCAGATTTCTCCTGAAGAAGATTGGGCCATCTGGAAGGAATTGTCTTGATCCTGCCAATCGCAGAAGAAATCTGTATAGGTGAGCAGACAGTCATATTTCTGTCTGATGTTATAGACGTGAGTGATTATTTATTTGAAGGAGTTGACCAATTTGGCATTTGAAATCCCAACTGAAGTAAAATCTGCCATGTTCAAAACCGTTGTACGTGGCATTGATGAGGCTATAGAATCCCTGACCAAGACACAAAAACAGCTCGTGGACTCCCCCTCTTCCGTCCTGCCCAACGGCGTGCAAGATGAGGATGAAATCAAGGATCTGGAAAAGAACTTTGAGGGGATCGTCTCGCAGCTAGACGGGCTTCTGTCTTATGCTGAAGCGCAGACCAATATGAGAATAGATAGATCCAAACTGTGATCTATCTTTTATTATAATATGAATTATGAATTAATAAGTCCTTTAATATGGTGGCTGATATAAATGGCTGAAAATGAATGGCTTGAATGTGTCCCTTGGACGGGCACAGAAGCAGACCTTCCAGTTGGAGAGATAACCACTATCCCAAATTTCCGGGCAATCGATCTGGTGCGCCGGTGGGAAGTGCTCGATGTGGAAGAGGACGCCGGATACCGCGAGGTTAAGCGATCTGAGATCAGACCAGAGGATAAAATCATAGGTTGCCAGATCAATGAGAAATCGTTTGACAAGGTAGTAGCGACCTATGGCAAGCGGTTCTTTGTCGCCAAGAGGGCGGGGGGCGGCACTCTCCTAGATAGGTGGGAATGGAAGGCGGCTTTTGGCTCTGATGTCTTGGAGCTTGAGGCGCTTAAGCAGATTAGGCAAGGGAACACGCCGTTTAAAATTGGAGGAAACTAGATGAGACTGTCAATTATCATGTTAACAATCATTGCACTTACAGGTATCGCTTTTAGCCAAGACTTCGTAAAAGTTGACGGTACAATTCAGCTTTCAGGAGTGAATGCAAGTGTCTTTGAGACTGGAATATTTCAAGATGGCTGGATATTTGATATTGCTGCTAATAGTCTTACTCCTTCTCAAGCCGCCTTTGTGAAGGATAATGCCGCCGATGGCAAGCCAATTGGCAACGCGACTGGCAAGCATGCCTATCTAGGCATGACTCCGAGGCCGACATGACGACCTTGGCGGAAATATCTGCGTTCATCAATGCTCAAAAGAACTTTCTGATGACGTTGGTAGCGGTGGCAATGGGTGCTGCATGTACCTTTTGGCCGGTGTCGTCTGAATACGGCGGCCAATGGGTAGGTCTGGCAATCGCGGCTGTGGGCATCTATACAGGTCACAGGATAGAGTCGGGAAAGGCATGAAAGAATATATCGTACGTATCCAAGGCGAAATGATGGACATTGAGCCACTTGAGGATGAGACATGCAGCGACGTTGAAGAGCTAGAAGCGATCATGGTGGCGATGGTCAAGACGCTTAATGAGCGACTAACCCAGGCGGAAAAGAGGATTAAGGAGCTGGAAGCAAGGCCGGTCCTACTATCTGAGCCACTTTTGCCATACGAAAGACAGTTCTTGCCGGATTCGCCTTTTGGCGGTTGGACAATAACCTGTAATAGATCTTGAGGCGGTGACGATTCGATGACTCTACCATCAAACCGCCGCGCCGGTTATCCAAATATCTGCTATCATATTTATATCAATCCCTCGGAGGCGGTGCCCTGACCCCGGAAGAGCATGATTTACTATCCAGGATGGACGAAAGGCTAGGATTTATCCATGATAAGATGGGGTGCGTTCTCGCTTTCAAGGACTCCGCTGCAATCGATATTGCCAATTTGAAAAGCCACTGTGAGACCACAAAAAACGATCCTGCCCGGATATCAAGCTTGGAGAAGTGGCGGTGGGGCCTGACAGGAGCATTTGCCTTCATGGTTCTGCTCATGGGATGGGGCTGGATCGTGATCGGTGGCGCGAAATAATAGAGGTGTTTTTATGAAATGTGCATGGGCGATAGCCCTATTTTTGATTTGCTCAATAGCAAGTGCGGGATATATGATACCATCCGATACACCACATAAAAACGATCTAAGCATATCGAATGGCAACCTGAAATATCAAGGCATCACAGTTCTCTCCAAGGATGAGGCCAAGGTACTTGCCAAAGAAAATATTGGTGTTGACATATCTATCAATGTTCCGGGAAAGGCGCGCGGCTACAAGATCGCTGCCTCAAATGGCCTGGCGAAGGTGACGGCTCGTGATATAGGCGGCACATACGTGCTTACAGGCAAGCGATGGAATACCCGCGATCCTCAGCTTAAATTCGTCCTGAAGACCGATGCCAACCTTGCCAACGAAGGCCTGCAACAGCTTGCCGTCCAAGCGGCCATGATCGCAGCGGCTAACACATGGGATGTGGCATCAGGACAGAACCTCTTCTCAGATAGTGGCATGATCACATCAAGTTCAACCATTGCAACCGACAGCTACAACAAAATAAACACCATTGGCTGGAAGCCATTTCTCAACAACTGCCTGGCATATTCAAGAACCTGGTATAAGAGCACCCTGGTCGATGGCTACAAGACAATTGTGGACTCGGACATTGTGTTTAACACAAAATATGCCTGGCGCACGTCGGGAACGGTTGGAGCGGACGTGCAGACAATAGCCCTGCATGAAATGGGCCACTCCCTGGGATTGGGCGACCTGTATGCAAGCGCGGATTCTGAGCAAGTGATGTATGGATATTACAAAAAAGTGAAGACTGCCTTGGGGGCAGGAGATAAGGCCGGGACAGCGGTGCTATATGGATGAGATTCATTCCTCTTCATCCGTCTCTTCCCAATCCCCACAACTATCCGTTTCCCTGACAAGCCCAAATTCCGGGCAGGCCATATCCCGATCATCGCCCTGGTAATCCTCTTGATGGGGAATGGCATGGCGGCAGGTGCGGCATGTCTTGGTAGAGATTACACGAACGCTGCCATCCTCTGCATATATTCGCATTTTGTCGTGGCTAATGACAATGCGCGGCCATCCTATTGAAATTCCAGACGTCTCAGATCCCTCCAAATTCGTCGCACCACGCGATCATGAACGGCCTAAACGCACCCGGATATTCTTTTGCGACATCTTCAAATTCCAAAACGGCAATCTGAGTGATGGTTCGTTGCATTTCGACTCGATACATGTCCTTTTCATCTCCTAAAGGGGGATTAAGCCACCTTTCCATAAGAATAACCCAATCGATAGGCCAAAAACATGCTATTCACCTTGCCATCTTGGTATATACGTCCATTCGACCAGATATCTTTAGGTTCTTTATCAAGTCTTTCGCCTTTGAAAGTTCGCTCAAATTGAGCGATTAAATCATAATGCTCCTTTGTCTTTATTATCATGTGTCTTACCTCTATACCCTAGTAGGCTTCGCTAGTATAAATAGTTTATCCTAGTTTAGACGTATTTATCCTAACCAATCAAAAACGCTTATATATCTTGAGATACTAGCTTAAATCATGACGGAATATACAGCTACCGTGACGCTTGATAAGCAGAAGCGTGTAACGATTCCCAAATCAATACGTGACAAGGAAGAACTGAAGCCAGGAGACGTTATAGAAGTCGTGATAAGAACAATAGGTGAGACAAAGGGAAACGGTAAAACCCTTTGCTCTGCCTAAAGCATCATTGTACCACCGGCGGATGATACAAGATGCACTTTCATGCTATTCCTACTTATAGTCATCGAATCAACGGCGAAGTTAAGACCTTAGCAGACATAGACGCCCCTTGCCAGAAGGTAGAAGAGAAGAGCCTAGCAGACCGGATGTTAAACAACTTCCTGGCTCTGAAAGCGTCCAAGATAGGCCGTTTGCCCGCGAGCGGTACAGGCTCGGATCTGGATTGCCTGACCGGGAAGATCCCTAGAGCATCCGGTGTTTACCTTCTGAAAGAGGAAGAATATTATAAGATTGGCCATACGACGAATTTCGCGATAAGGATAGGATCAATCCGCACATCTAATCCCCGCGAGGTCGAAGTAATTACTTTCATTGAAACGGTCAATCGAGCCCAGGCCAAACGGCTGGAAACTGCCCTGCATAAATTCTTTGCCTTGAAGAGAGTTCGGGGCGAATGGTTTGAACTATGCTCCGATGATATCCAGTTCTTTAAGGACTTCCAATTAGCCACCGGGCAGAAGCCATTAGAAAGCCTTGATGTGGGGGCCTTTAGCCGGGCTAAAAAGGAGATTGCTATCAAGTCTATCATCCAGGCATCAAAGTCTCTTAAACGGCGCACCATGACCGTACAAGACATCATGCAAGAATCTCCCAAAGTTGGCCTAACTTTCGCCGGATGGCAAGATATCCTGCATCAGTTTGATCGCGAGAAGATCCTTTACTTTTCTGGCAACCTGGTCAGAGTTCCTTTGGACCTGATCGGTTAACCCCTTTATTTCCAGTCGAACCACCGCTTGAAGCTATAGAGGTAGCTCTAAGCACGTGATCATTATAATGGACAAAAAATACAATGTTTTAAGAGGTTTCGATGGATAAGCTATATATATGATAAGTGCTGTATTTATGAGAGCTTAGGCTGTCTTGCCACATTTATATAATAATGTCTTTAGGCAAGCCGCGATAGATAACGATTTTACTTATAATCTTTGTCCGAAATAATAATCACGTGAAAACTCCTAGCTTACTAGCTTCGCAGGCAGTTCGACCGGAAACAAAGGACATGACTCGTACACGCAGGATCTATAACCGCCATCCCATCACAGGCGGGCCCGGCTTCCAAGGCTGGATCACAAGCAATCGCTATACCAGCATGGATATGAGGCATCCGGGCGATTTCTGGTGCTATGTCTGGATAGGCTACGATCCCTACAAGCAGTTTGGCCGGATGAGGGGCTGGAAGAATTGGCGGCTCAGGGTAAGAAGAAGGCGGGCATGGAAGATGGAAGTTAGGGCGATATCCCAGGAGTATGCGCCGTTTGGGCTCTATTGGGATGATCATGATTTGAATTGCTGCTATTATTGGGGAGAGGGGATCATATGAGTGACGTGCCGGATTGTGTTTTTGCCAGCGACTGCCCCGAAGGCATCCCAACTCTCGATATTTCCTTGCAAGGCGATGTCCTGGATTATCCCCGCCAATGGGGATCTGTCGCGAGAAAGACCGATCTCAAAGGCAGGACAGCCACTTTCTGGCAAGACACGACAATAACCTATTGGGAAGATGACTATCGGTTCAATGGTCTTGGCAACGCCGTAGAATATGGTTCTGCATTCTGGAAGCTATGGGAAAGGCCACAAAAAGTGTGGGAGTCTGGTGCTCCTAGCTTTTGTGAGGTGAATTTCTCTACCCGCAATGGACAGAATGAGATTGCAGGTTACACACAGGAGATTATAAATGTCTTTGCCCGATCGCGAGATATCCGCCATCCTCAAGAAATTTGGCCCGGAAATCGAAACATACTTGCGGACCGTTGGCTTTTTCGATATCACCGGCCAATATGGGCCAACCGATATCTTGAATGCTCGCGCGATGGCTACATACCGGAAGGCATCACTTGCCAAGAATCGCGAAGTTTGGGCGGCGCTGGAGAAGTGGCTGTTTCCTGAGATGGTAGATTTTGGAGCTGCATTCATTGCGACATACGGCCTGATCAAGCCGCCCAATGTCAAAGAGATCGCGACGGATTACATCAAGGAAAGGGGCGGATTCCTGATCAAGCGGATGGCGGCAACTGACCAAAAGCGGCTTACTGCCTTCATCTGGCAAAATTCGATGAAGAATGAGAGGCCATTGGCTAGGCGGATCTTGAAAGAGCCTAATCTAGTATCAATCGTCGCGGGCCATAGGCCGGAAACGATTATCAGGACCGAACGGGGACGGGCCATAAGAAGCGGATCACAGAACATCGCCATCGGCGCCGGCGCGAAAGAAAAGATGTGGGTTACGGCGGGGGACGGGCGGGTGCGACCATCACATAAAAGCCTCAACGGCACTACATGGTCAATAGAAGAAGATATTCCCGGAGAAGGGCAATATCCAGGGGAGATTGCTATAGGATGTCGTTGCCATCTACAATACGGATTTGAAGCGAAAAGGGCCAATTATGCCAATCAGCCCATGAGCACACTTGAGGAACTATATTCATGATTCAGATGAAGGTTGATACGGCTGCTCTGCGTGCCGCAATCGCCGAAGAAATCAAGAACATCGACAAGAAAGGCGAAGCGTGCTCCAACCAGATTCTTGAAGAAGGCAAGATCGCCGCTTATGCCAATGCGAATCATGATACCAATTACATGCGCGGAGATGGTCTGGATGCAGGTAGCAAGGTCGAGCGCATCAGTCCATGCGTGTTTAAAATAACTTTAGGATCGATAGCAGATTATACTGTTTACCAAGAGTTCGATCCGAAAAGAGGCAGGCCGTTTATTAGGCCGGGGGCGATGGTTATGCAGGTCAAGGCCCCCGAAATAATCGACCGAAATTTCGGCGACTAGGTTATCCTCACATATCCCGTCTCGTTCCCAATAAAATATTTTGCATTCTGGTCTGGTCCGATATAGACCACTGTCCATATGCCGGTGTCGTTATTCTGCCAGGCGCATATAGCCCCCTGGTAGCCTGCATCATTGATGTAGATCTCTAAGTTGTTAGGGTCTTCAAGCGCTGCATTGGCCGGCACGGCCAACAGGATTAATGCCAATATTGCAAATATCTTCATGGCAAGCAAATTATTTTCTTGACATAAATACTTATCGAGGTTTCCCATGTCTTCCCTATCCGCCGCTTTAGCCGCTGCCCTGCAAAACGATTCCGGTATATCTATATTGATCTCTGGAGTCATATCGGGCCGGAACTTTACCTTGCAAGATAGCTTGCTCGCGACATCTCCTTATGCATGTATCGCGGTATGCGATCTTCCAGTGACCAGGAAGCCCTATCTTGGAGCTTCCGACATGGATAAGTTTGGGCAAATCGAGGTTCGCTGCATATCGAAAGATAGCGAGCAAAAATGCAAGGATCTGGCGGATGCCGTCATAACCTACCTGAGTTCCGCGGTAAGCCTGCCCTGGCAAGGGGCGACAATTCCGTTTAATTTGACGAACATCTACCAGTTTTCAGATGCAAGCGATGATCTGAAGACATGGTTAGAGATTCTTACGATTGATTACATCTGATATTTTTCGCCAATGATGCATCTACCAAGACGCGGAGGCTATGCATGGTCTTGCAAACAAATTGTACAATTTGTAAAGGAGTATTTGACAATGAGTCTAGTTAATGCACCAGGCCGCGCCGGTAATCTGAAAGTTAGCGGCGCTGACACCAGCGTTTTAGGTGTCCGAAATCTGAAAATCGATCCAGCATGGAGCACCGAAAAGCTCATGCATTTGCAGGATACCGCACCATCCGCCCTTCTGAACTTCAAGGAATGGACCGTCACATTTGATCTGACTGAAGATCTTGCAGATGCCGGCCAGGATCTCATCCGGACGGCGTTCGATGCCGGCACCAGCCTGGCATTCAAAGGCTACGTGGATGCTACCCATTATTGGACCAGCACGGCAGTTGTCACCAAATATAGCATCAATGTGGACCCCAACAAGTCCAATACCGCATCTGTGACCTTCGAGCCGTACATGGGCACTGCAATTACCAACAGCCTGTGAGGAGAGTCTTAAATGGCTCTTGTTAACAGCACTGGTAAGGTCGCTGCATTCTATTTAGCTAAAGGAACGGGCAGCGCATACAGCGATGAAGCCATGTCGGAGGTGAACCTTTCGGCTGAAGGCTATCCTCGCTATACCGTCTATCAGGTCACAGACGACACTAAACGGTACATAAAAGATAATGTTGCTGTGGTGTTCCAAGAAGATCAAGGAATCACCGACTGGCAAACACTGACCCCCGCAGAAGTCCAATATGCAGGTGGCAGGATCTTTTTGAGTTCGGCACTCACTTCCGGCCATGCAGTCCGAGTCCACTCTGGCAATTATTACACCTACGCCAAGTGCCTTGGGGCGAAAGATTGGCGGCTGGATATGTCGTGGGTTACTGAAAAATCGATGTGCCTGGGCGATTCTGTCCCGTCTGCAAGCCTCATTCACAAGGATTGGACGGCTACAGTAGGCGC